ACGAGCTTTACAGTCATCCCACTACTATGCCATTACAAATCTATTCCAACAGCTATAGGCACTGATGACCTAAACTTCGGGCAGGAAATACCTCCGCATCCAATTGAGGCTATGCCATTGCATACACTTTTTGATAGATATTGGAGGCAGTATATCTCTGAGCTGTATGATGATGAGCAGAAGATAATGGAGGCTTATTTTAAGCTTAGCGTAACCGATGTATTTGGGTTAAAGTTTAATGATAAAATTTGGGTTAAAGATTCTTGGTGGAGAGTAATAGAATTAACTGATTACATTGTAGCAGATGAGCAGGTAACTAAGTGCAAGCTTATACGTTTACTTGACATTGGAGCGCTATGTGAGTTTACACCATCTACCATTAACGTAAGCACAGGAGCAGTAGAGTTTTTAGATTACGATGGGGAGACAAGCTACGGATCACAAACATGCTGTGAATATTACGGCTATACATGGAGCAGCGTTAAAGGCAGATGTTACGCATCTACTTCTACCAATGGAACAAGCGGAGTAATTAGCTCACCTAACGCTGTTGGAGGTAGCAATATCACTAACACAAGTGGTAACCAAAAGAGTGCTACCGGAATGGGTAACGTAGTTCGTGCAGAGATTGAGAATAATAACGAACGCATCTTTGTTAGTGGCTTAGGGCATGGCATTAGTCCTAACAATAACTACAGCCAAGCCATGGGCTATCGCAACTTCATCAGGCCTAACTTAGAAGGTACTACTGTGATGGGCAGATGGGCAGAGGCTGATGTAAGAGGTGTGCACTTTGGTGGGGGTACTTGGTATGATGGTACATCCAACTTTGGAACAACTATACCAGGTAGAAGCCAACATGGATTTATTCAGCTTATGGGGGTGGGTAATATGGTAAGTAATCCAACTAACGTAAATCTATTTTTAGACGGTATTAATAATGGGCGCATAACTATGCCTACAGAGACTGTATGGATGGTTAAGGTTTACATTTCAGTGCTTGAATATGATTATGGCATTGCTGACTTTACAGGCAAGGTTGCAAGTGTTGAATATAGCTCAATGGTATGGCGCGACAAGGTAACACATCACAGCTCTACTCCTCACAGAGTAGTAGAATTTCACAGCGGCTTCTCAGCTAACTCATTCATCTTACACATGCCTATAGTGAGCAATAAGATAGCACCTTATTTAGAGTGCAAGCATACAGGCAAGACCGCTGTAATCAGCGCAACGATTCAATACACTCAATCTAAATTCCAACGTGAACCTATAATATGACAAATCCTTACGAAGACATTATCTATAGTATGACTTTACTACGCTCAGGAGTACCTGGCAAGAGTCAAGAATTTAAGCAAGCAAGTGGCATCCATCACGCGAGGCTAAAGGTGTGGCAAATAAGAGCTATTAATTACACTATACTATTAGGAGTAATCGGTTTAATCGCACTAACAATTTATAGCATAGCATAATGGCAGCACCACAAGAAATGATATTAAAGCTCCTCTTCAATGATGATGGAACTTTTGTAGGATTAGAGGAGATTAATAAAGAGCTTGAAAAGGTAGATGAGTCTACTAATAAGGTTGATAAATCTACTAAATCATTAAAGGCTCAGTATAGACAATTAAATCAAGAGCTTTTAAACTTTGAGCCTGGTACTGAAAAGTACACTGAAATCTCTCAAAAAATGGGAGAGCTGAAAGACAGAATGAATGATGCAGCCGATGCTGTTAAGGGAAACACAGGGCCTGCTATTGAGGGAATGAGTAATAGCTTTGGTATTTTACAAGGTCAGATAGCAACATTAGATTTTGAAGGTGTTGGTCAGAGCTTAATGAACATGGCCAATAATGTTAAGCGTATTGACTTTAAGATGTTCACTGATGGCATTAAATCAATGATTACAGGATTACGTAGATTGACAGCCGCAATGGTAAGCAATCCAGTAACATTGTTATTTGTAATATTAGCCTCTACTATAGCGCTTGTTGCTACAAATTGGAAAGAGTTTTCTTCTTTGTTTAAAGGAGAGTCGGTAGTATTAAATTCTTTGCAAAAAGAATTAGGTACATTACAAGCTCAAAATGGTGCTATTAAAAATAAAATAGCATCAGCTAAAGCTTATGGTGATTCATTGTATCAACAATATTTGTTATCACAACAATTATTGGCAAATGAAATAGAGCAAGAAAGAGTAAAAATGAAAATTGCTCTTTTACAAGATGATCAAAAAGCAGCTGATGAAGCAAGAGCTAAAAGATTAGAATTACAAAATCAGCAATTACAAGAGCAGACACAACACATTGTAGACTATTACAATACGGTTAGAGACGCTGATGTTTTGACCGATAACAATACTAAGAAAGAGCAAGAGAAAATAGAAGCCGCTAAAAAGTACAATAGCGCATTAGAAGAGACACGCACAAAATTAGCATTGCTAAGATCAGATACTTCACTTTCTTTAAGTGGTGTTGGTAATGCTTTTGACATTAGTGTTTATGAGGATAACGAAAAAAAGTTATTAGATGCTATAGATAAAAGCAATAAAGATGTAGAAAAAAAATACAGAGAAGAGCAAAAAGCTATATTAGACGCAAGAAGAGATTTTGAAATTCAACTTCGTAATGAGATATTTAAATCAACTGCTACGCAAGATGATTATGAATTAGAAATGCTCAGACAGCAATACACCAAAAAATTAGAAGAAGCTAAAAAAAATAAGGCTAATTTGAAATTGGTTGAAGAATGGTATAATAACGCTATAATAGAATTACTAACATCGCAGGCTCAAAGAGAGTCTGATTTAGAAGAGGCTAAAAATAGAAAAAAACTTGAAAAGCAAAAGGCCTATAATGATGCCTATGCTCAAGCTATGGCCGATGAACAAACAACCATAGAAACTATTCAAGAAAATCTTTATGAGTCTGGATTATCTGCACAAGATTTAGAGTTAAAAACACTTAGAGAGCATTACTTTCAACTTATTACTGAGGCTGAATATTACGGACAAAACGCACAGGTATTAAAGGATAAACAAGCTAAAGAAGAGTTAGCTATTACTAAAAAATATGCTGAAGCTGAGGCGCAGTTAAAAGTAGATACTGTCGCTCAAGGATTACAAGCTTTAACATCACTTAACGAGAGCTTCACTGCACGCACTGAAAAGACTGCTAAGAGACAATTCAACACTAACAAAGCACTTAATATAGCAATGTCTTTAGTAGATACTTATGCGGCTATTGTTAAGGCACTTAATTCACCTGAGACAGTTCCAACTTCAGTTAAGATAGCGCAAGCCGTAGCGGTTGGTGTAATGGGATTTGCTAACGTAGCTAAGATTGCTAAGACTCAATTCGGTGGAACAACTCCTGATACCTCAATGAATCAAACAGGCAATCCTGATAGCACTACTCAAGCCAATGCACCGGCTATTGACTTCAGCGGTGGGCAGTTTAATCCTAATGGCCCAGGCACAGTAGAGACTTATGTGTTAGCAGGCAACGTAGCCAATGCATTAGAGGCACGTCAAAAGATTATTGATCAATCTTATCTATAACAAATATGGCAAACTTTCCACTACTTAAAAAGTGCATCACAAGAGGAGTGAGAAATGCTTTATCTGAAATTGATAAGGCAGAGCTTGAGGATACTGAGCTCATAATAGATGAAGTGATTAACGCTATACTTTTTGAAATATCTGAAACATACGATAATGAATGACAAATTGAAATTAATAGAATACGGCCTCGGAGAAGATGATTCTAACATGGGGGTGTATGCCGTAAGTTTAGTCTCTGAGCCTGCCATAATGGTAGACTTCGTGGCGCTTAGTAAGCAGAACTTAATGCTCGCTCGCGTAGAAGATGGAGAGAAGCGCATGCTTTACGGCCCTGCACTTATTCCTAATCAGCCTATAGTGCGTTACGATGGTAATGGTGAGAAATACTTTATCACTTATTCTAAAGAGACTATAGAGCAAACTGCTCAGGAATTTCTTAAGCGTAACATGCACCATAACCATACTATCCAGCATGAAATGCCTGTGAATAATCTTACAGTAGTAGAGTCATGGATTAAGGCAGGTGCAGATAAGGGAGATAACTACGGCTTTGAACTTCCTGATGGTACGTGGATGATAGGAGTTAAGGTCGATGATGATGCTACATGGGCTGCTGTAAAGAATGGCGAGGTTAAAGGCTTTTCTATTGAGGGATGGTTTACACCACTAACTGAAACTAACGTAGCAGAGAAAGACTTAGAGAAGCTGTTGGCTGAATTGGCTCAGGCACTTGAAATGAATTCTTAATTTTTTCCACTAATAATTATAACACATGAACATGATTTCTGAAATTTTAGAAAAGTTCGCTCCAGCGCTTAGTAAGCATGGGGTGAAATTGTCAGTAGAAGAGACTCCTGCTGCTGAGCCTGCAAAGGTTGAGATGATGGCAGAGGGTGCTTTAGCTGATGGCACTATGATCTATTCACCTGCTGCTGAATGGGCTGAGGGAGTAGAGATTTTCGTAATGGATGCAGACGGCAATCCTTCACCTTTAGCAGATGGCGAATACACTTTGGATAACGGTAAGAAAATCGTTGTGGCAAGTGGAGTAATCGCATCTATTGAAGAGGTAGAAGAAGAGAAGCCTGAAGTAGAGATTACTGTTGAGCAAGAAGTAGCTGAGACTTACTCTAAAGAGCAAGTAGAAGGCTTACTTAACAACATCATTGCTGAATTCGAGGCTAAGCTTAGCGCTGCTGAAAAGAAAATTGTTGAGCTTTCACAAGCTCCTGCAGCTACAACTGTTAAGCAATCTCGCCAAGCAGCACCAGCTCAAAATGTAGACATGTCACGCATGACATCTCAACAAAGAGCATTCACAATTTTAAGCAAATTCAAATAAACACAAACATAAAAACAAACAAAAAAAATGGCATCTAATTTATCCATTTCTTCAAGCTATGCTGGCGAGTTAGCTCTGCCATACATTAGCGCGGCAGTTTTATCGGGAGATACTATTGCTAACAACTACGTAACTGTTAAAGAGAATGTAAAGCACAAGATGGTGCTTAAGACGTTAGCTTCTACAGGAATCGTAAAAGCATGGGGTTGTGACTTCGACAACGCTGACTCTACATTAACTTTGGCAGAGCGCGTTCTTACAGTTACTGACCTTAAAGTAAATTTGGAAGTTTGTAAAAACCAATTCGCAAAAGATTGGGAAGCTGCTCAAACAGGCCGCGGATTTGCGAACGATACACTTCCTGCTAACTTCGCTGATTTCGTTATTGCTCACTTGAGTGGTAAAGTAGCTGAGAACATTGAGTACACTCTATGGCAAGGTAACTTTGAAAGCTCTTCTTTCACAGCTTTCAACGGAATTTTGAAAGTGTTGGATACTGCTAAATCAGGTACTCCTGATGTTGACTTCGCTAACGCATTCACTGCTGCTAACATCGTATCTTCATTGACTACTTTGGCTAACGCATTGCCTGCTACATTGGTTGGAGATGCTTCTGTAAAGCTTTACATCAACAGAAAAACTGCTCAGTTCTACCGCCAAGCGTTAAGCGCTTTGGGTTACTTACAACAGTTCAACGCTGCTTCTAACTACCCTCTAATGTTTGATGGTTACGAAATCTATGTATGCCCAGGTATTCCTGACAACGTAGCATTGTTTGCTAAGGCTGATAACCTATTCTTCGGAACTGACTTAGTATCTGACTTCAACGAAGTTAAGGTAGTAGATATGTCTGTAACTGATGGATCAGACAACGTAAGAATGGTTATGAAGTTCCGCGCAGGTACTCAAGTAGCTATTCCTGCTGAGGCTATCTTAGGATTCATGAATCCCTAATTAATACTCCTTTGTTAAAAGAGTGGGTAAGCTAAGAGCTGCCCATTCTTTGCAAAGAATATTTC